CAAAATTTTCATTATCAAGGGTGGAGTCAAATAATTTCTAAATATTGTAGACACGTATTAGGCATACCCTACAAAGAATTCTATATCAAATTTTTAAATTTTTTGAAACAAGATACTGGTATCTTGGGAGATGAATACAGAGAAGTAGAAAAAAATATTAAGCACCTATTCAATACAGGATCGTTACTGGTTGATATTCCTGTGCATCATTTCAACGGTAAAAGTCATGCGTTGATCTATGACAATTTTGAAACAGTTTTGCTTTTTATAATTGATTTTTCTAAATCATTTGGTCATATAGATTCTACAATAATTGAAATTCAAAAAAGATTCGTTGCGAATCTTAAATATTTGCCTCTTGAATATATTGAATCGAATTATAATTTAGAAAACTGGGAAAAAACAAAGATGGCCTATAAAATAGAATGCCAAGTAAAGGATTTTATTCCTACATACACAAACATTTGGATTTTAAGAAGATCAGGCAAGTTAAAAAATAAAATTACAGAACTTGCTGCAGAGACACTTACAAAATAAAAGCCCTCAGGGGCTTTTATTTTAAGGATTCAATCCGTAATATGGAACAGCATAATTTGTTCCGCCGATATTCATTTTAAGATAACCAACTACTCCGCCGCCAAGATTAACCTGTCCTGACGCACCACCAGCAACTACACTGTTATTCGCTACGTGAAGTAATTGTGTATGGTCTACTTTAAACGCTGATACTAAAGTTCCGGCATTATTAAGTGTTGATATCTCATAAGCTCCCGGAACAGCTCCGCCTGAAGTAACAGTTCCACTAGCTTTTGCTGTAACGATTACCGCAGGGATATGTGTGGTACCGTTATGTCCCAGATAATAATCTGCAGCAATTGTGTCACCGGATAGCACTATAGTTCGGCTATCTATAGTTCCTCTAGACCTAAGTTGTAATTTAGGAGACCCGTCGACTTCATTGTTAGCTAGATCAATGAGGAATAGATTATAAGAATCATTTATATCACCTTCTGATTGTATTACAAACTCGCCTAGATCTTTGTTTATAGTAATAGAATTCGTTTGTATAGGCCCTACGATTTTTCCGGTCCCAGTTCCATCTACAAGCATTGTAGAATCTTGTCCAAATACAGAACCTCTTATATCCCCCTCGACATTACCTGTGACGTTACCAATTAATGATGATCCGGCTGTACCAGTAACAATGCCGTTAACGTTGCCTGTAACGTTACCTGTGACGTTACCAGTTAATGATGATCCAGCTGTACCAGTAACAATGCCGTTAACGTTGCCTGTGACGTTACCTATGACGTTACCAGTTAATGATGATCCAGCTGTACCAGTAACAATGCCGTTAACGTTGCCTGTGACGTTACCTACAAATCCGCCCTGTGCAGTTACAACTTCTGTGGTGGTATTTACAATAATCGTGCTGTCGTCAGCCACGATATTAACATTTAAATCACCGCCGGGTATTCCGATCGCTGATCCACCAATGGTAGATCCTGCTGGTAGATTTACCGCTGTACCGGTAGCTGTAATGGTTGCGGCACCTAGTTTAATACTTGATCCGCTGAGATATAAATCTCTAAATCTAAATGTTGGACTACCTAGATCGTATACAACATCTGCGTCTGGTATAATGTCGGTACTAACACTGCCAGATAAATTAAATTTTCCTGTGTTTCCGTCTATCAAAAGACTACTGTCGTTGGCAGCCACAGACCCGTTGAATGCTGCTGCTTTGATCACGCCCTGGTAATCTGATAAATCTACAGTGGCATTTACTTTATTCAAAGCATCGTCGTAGGCAAATGTTATTGAATTATGTGTGCCAGTAACAAACATGGCTGCTGATGCATCTCTGGCGTTTTCGTCAGTGTATTCTGTGACAGCAACACCTCCAAGGGTAGTGCCATTACCTATCCATAATCTATTGGTGTTTGTGACAAATATAAGCTCGCCCGCGGCCAAGGGCTGGGTCATGGCTGTTCTTTCAGCGTCAGTGCCTCTGCGAATCTGTAACGGCATATTTTTCTACTCCTGGAATTTATCTACCATATATATTTATGCCAGCCAAAAAAATAGGGCTCCGAAGAGCCCTATTAAACTGCGTAGTTTATTACATTGTGGGTCCGTTTCCGTTCTTAAACCCTATGCTACCGCCTTCTGCTTCGATGTTCTTTATAACATCTTCAAACAAGATAGGAGCAAAGTCCGGAGTCTGCTCTACACAGACGCAATGATAACGCACATCGTTCTCATCGCTGTATAATACTTCTCCAGTCCTTGCATCTACACCACGAGCCTTACGCACACGATTTGCATGAGTGTGTCCGTGGATGTTAACACCAAACCGGCCCAAGCTGTCGCTGTGTACAGGAATATGGCTTAAGATCATTCCGTTCATAACATGGTAGGCACGTAATTCACGAAAGTATTCACGATACTCGTCATCACGGAAAATATCGTGATTGCCACGGATAAGCACCTTGTCTCCATTCAAACGAGATAAGGTTTTTAGCGCCTTGCGGTTTATAACCACATCGCCAAGATGATATACCTTGTCAGTGGGTTTTACCCGTTCGTTCCACGCCTTGACCATTGCTTCGTCCATTTCCTCAGGCGAGTCCCATGGGCGAAGTTTTGTAACACCATCGTTACGTGTGAAGCGGCATACACCAGTGTGTCCAAAGTGCGTGTCGCTTACTAAGAATACACTTGGCATACTGCCTCCTTTTAGTAAGTTTCTTTTATAATTTTAAATTCCGTTGTCGGATACTTTGCTTTAAATTCATCAGTTTTAACAAACGCATTAAATTCGGTTGCATTGAAAAACATGCGATGAAAAACTGATTTGTGGTCCAATGTAGTTACTGTGAGGTAAATCGATTTCGCTTTGCCGGCCATGTGATCCCTTTCACTGTTTAAGTATATATTATACTATCAACACAGAGATTTGTCAATCGGAATTTACCAGGTCTCCACATCTAGATCATCATGTCTATTTGATTTGGTTGATTGTGTTTAGTTACAACTGCTCGACTGTCATAGACTTCGATAATGTGGTGATAAATGTTGGTGACTTTAGAACCATTAGGGTAAGTAGTCTGTTGCCAGATTTCTTGTTTGATAAAACCACGACCCACAGTACCAGCGGGTAATACTCCTGTGAAGCTGGTATCGACTAGAGTTACTGGTCTAATAGAATTAGTCATTCGTTACAATCTATAAGTTACACGACCTTTGGTAAGATCATATGGGCTGACTTCAATTTTAACACGATCGCCTAAGATAATTTTTATCTTGTGCTGTTTCAATTTGCCGCTGGTATAGCATACAAGTATGTTGGGCAGATTATCCACCTTGACTCTGAACATGTTGCCAGGCAACACTTCTTCAATAGCACCAGTTAATTCGATTAGATCACTTTTTGACATTTTTCTTTGATTTTAGTTGAGCGTCTGCCTTGTCTATGATTTGAAAAACCTTGTTGGCTAACACTCGTTCTTTACTAAAGGCTTCCACTTCCCAAGGCAGATCATAATAGTGTCCCTTGAATTTTTTCCCCATCCACAGTCTGCTGTTGAGATTCTTTCCGTGTTTGATCTGCCCTCGAGCATACTGTTTGACATGCACCATTTCGTGTGCCAGAGCAATGATCAACCTTTCGATATCGAGAGCGGTATCTATGCTCATGCCTATCACAGTCGGCCCCAATTTAAACACACTGCCTCGCACCCCTTCTTTGACACTCATTCCTCTATCAGGAATCACTATCAGTGAGTATCGACTATTCTGTAATTTCAGTTCATTTCGAAATACTTGTAGACAGGTTTCAACCAACATTTTGCTGGCGCTTTTCCTCGCTAACACTTGAATTTCCATAAGAGCTCCTTGTATATATCAATTATACAATCTTATTTGAATGTTGTCAAGTGGTGCTCCAACCAAGAATCGAACTTGAAATACATCCTTACCAAGGATGCGTTATGCCATTTAACTATAGGAGCATTCTATGTCTGCTGCCAATACAAATCGATATTGGTTGCTCTGTACAATGCCCGGACGGTGCCATGTGTCACTG